CCATTAATTCCTCATAAAATTTTGATTTGAGTCTTAAATAAACAGGGGTTATAATTTTATCAGGTAAATCTAAAACATCAGTTTTTAATCTTCTAAGAATTTGACGAGATGTTCTTTCTCTAAGTTCTTCTAAATTCGACGCCCCTGTAACATTCCAAACCTTTTTATTCCCAACTCTAAATTGATACCCGCCACAATAACGGATAGCGTAAGCCATCCAATTCTGACTAACAGGACTATCAATTAATTTTAAAATATTGTAATAATTCATTGGACGAGATGTCATTGGGGTCCCTGTAAGCAACCAAAGTTTCTTTATGTCTTTTGTTAAATCCATAATTAACTTTGTTCTTTGTGCCTGTGCATTTGAGACATAATGAGCTTCGTCAATAATAATTAAATCAAAATTTGATTTTAGTATTAGAGAATTTTCTTTGTCTTTAGTATCGTGAAAGTTTTTTAAAATGTCGTAGTTTGTAATAATAAAATCGGCGTATTCATATTTTTTACCTTCACAGATATAAACACTTTTTTCGGTGTAGTTACGAATCTCTCTCTCCCAATTTAACTTCAGTGATGCGGGACAAATAATCAAAACTCTTTTGGCACCACTCTCTAAAGCTGCGATAATTGTTGAGGTTGTTTTACCAAGACCCATATCATCGGCTAAAATGAATTTGTCATTTTTTAACAACTTTTCGATAGCCTCTTTTTGGTGACCTAACGGTGGTCTGTGGTCGTATTTTGAATAATCAACATTTACCGCATTTTCTCTATATTCTTTAATAATCGCGGCCTTAGGAACCCAAAAATCATGTAATGTGTCCCCACTAAAAACTTTACCCCAAATATGATATGATTTATCCTTCTCAACTAACAGTTTTTCAACATAGATTTTATCAGGTTCTTTAATGAAAGGATTGTCCTCAACTAATTTTTGTGAAAAATAAGAGTCAATATCGACCCATTTTTTGGCAACTTTAGGGGAAGTGTTACTATAATTAATAACATACTCGCACTGAGCTCTTGTGGGGACATATTTTTTATTTGTCTCACACTGTTTTTGAATTTTCAGAATATAATTATTTGAACCATTATATTCTTCCAATATCTGTATAGCTTGTTGTTCGATACTTAACATTGATATAATTACAGTAACAAATAATAATAAACTAAAATTAGATATTTATCAATATGTCACAAAGAAATGTTCCAATAACAAGATTAGGTAAATTTTTTGGAGGTGAGGATTTTTCACTCGATGTATCAATTGGTAGGGAGTGGTTAGAAGGAGATATGAATTTTACTTTAGTTTTATATAAAGTTGATAGAACTAAAACAAATACTGATGATGTCTATGGAGAAGCGGTTAAAGACGGTATAAAGTTTAATCCTCCTGTAGAATTTAAAGGTTTGGTAAAAATAATGGCACCTGAAAATAAAAGTTTGGGAACTTCAAAATTGGACCAAATGGAGCCAGGTAATTTACAAGTATCGGTTTATCAATCTCATTTAGATGAACTTGGGACCGATATTGAGTTTGGTGACTACATAGCATATTACGAGACAGAAACAAGAGTTAGATATTATACTGTTAATAATGATGGTCGTGTCGTTAGTGATAACAAACACACTTATGGAGGATATAAACCTTTTTACCGTACTATTATCGCGTCGATTGTTACTGAAAATGAATTTAGGGGGTTATAATGGCACTACCAAAAAAAATAAAAAAGACTTTAGATTTAGAACCTGTTAAAACTGGTTACGATAGACGAGTTGAATTGTTAGACAAAATTAACAAGGACGGAACTTTTTTACCCAAATCATTATTACATGAAGATTTGGACAGAGGGTTTTTGGATTTTGTTAAAAATAATTTAAAAACTGTAACCGATGGTAAAACAATTCCTATTGTTGATATAATATTAACAACTCAAAATTGGGCTCAATTTACACAAACTTGGAATTTTTCAAACTTAGACAAGAATGTTGAGCCACCCGTAATCACAACCGTTAGAAATCCTGAGGTTAAGTATGGTTCATTACCTTCTTTAAGATACAACATACCAAACAGGAAACAATTTTTTTATGCTGCGGTCCCCACATTTAATGATGGAAGAAAAGGGTATGACATTTATACCATACCGCAACCTGTACCTGTTGATATCAAATATAGTGTTAAAATCATTTGTAATCGAATGAGAGAACTTAATGTTTTTAATAAAAATGTCATCGAAACTTTTGCATCTCGTCAGGCATACACTCAAATTAAAGGTCACTATATCCCAATAACTTTAGATGATATTGCAGATGAGTCTGTAATGGAAATGGAAAAAAGAAAGTATTATATCCAAACATATAATTTCACATTACAAGGATTTTTAATGGATGAGAATGAGTTTGAAGTGAAACCCGCGATTAGTCGAGCAATAACATTCATGTCAACGGAAACTCAAAAATTCAAAAGACCAAAAAGAAAAAATGAAGTAACAAATACTGATTTGATTTACACAGATATATCATTTGGTGTAAATGACACAGACATTACTAAGACTTTTGAATTTACTTGTAATTTATTTTTGGAAGGATTAACAAACGTGGATACCTATGAAATTTATGTTAATAACCTATTTTTTGGTCAGGACATATTTTCATCAGTAAGTTCGGTATTACAAATCAATACTAATGATGTTGTTCGTTTTGTGATTACAAAAACAAATGGAGATAATACTTCGGAAATTAAATTGAAAACAGTACTTGTTTAATTCTCACCATAGATATCTTTTTTTACAATACAATTTTCCTCAATTAACCTCTCAACAAACTTATTAAGTTTTAACCCTTTTTGGTCACAATACTTTTTAAGTAAGAGGTGAGATTCTATTGATATCTTTAAATTCTTAATTTTCATAGGTAGAAAAAAGTATGAAAATTATCATACCAACTTATAAATAGTTTTTGTAAAGTAAAGTTTTTGATGGTTTTTACAATATTTATGAATAAAATAAAACTATTTAAAAAAAATTAGAAAAAAATGGCAAGTGCAAACAAAGTATTCGTCTCTCCGGGAGTATATACTTCCGAGCGTGACTTATCATTCGTTTCACAAAGCGTAGGTGTAACAACTCTTGGTCTTGTAGGGGAAACTCTTAAAGGTCCAGCTTTCGAACCTGTATTTGTGACAAGTTATGATGAGTTTACTTCTTATTTTGGTGGAACAAATCCTGAGAAATTTGTTAACACCCAAATACCAAAATATGAGGCAGCTTATATAGCTAAATCTTATTTACAACAATCAAATCAATTATTTGTAACAAGAGTATTGGGACTATCAGGTTACGATGCGGGACCATCATGGACTGTAAAATCTGTTGCTAACGTGGATTGCTCAACGGTAGGGATAGACAGTGGTTCTAACTGGACTACATCAGCAAGTATTGCTGTCGGTTTTAATTTTCAGTCAAATGGAGGAACAGCTTCAGGTATTGATTTTTACGAAATCTCCACTGATATGCCTTCATGGTTTAATTCCAAATTAGATGTATCATTTGTTAAATATGATGGAACATCTTCAACAGTTAGAAGTGAAATGCAGAATTTCTTGTGGAATACTTTTTATAAAAATATGACAACAGTAACATTGCCTACTGGGTTATATAATACTAACGTTGTGTATTTTGGGGCAATTCCTACTACACAATATACGACATATAATGCATACACAGGTAAGACAAATGTGTATGGAATTGATACATTTAATGCATCTGCAATAAATTATTGTGATGGACTTAATGATTCATGGTTTTATTCATTATTTGACCCAATTCCAGGAACTGATAATTATTCAGGTTTTTCATTTGTATTGACTCAAAATAACATAACTTTTGGTACCTTTTCAGGATATGATGCTGCAAGTAATAATGGATTAACTATTGGGTATCAATTATTTACAGGTATAACTTACACAGAATACCATAATTTAGTTTTAGCAACTTTAAGGTCTAGAGGTATAACAAATTATAACTCAACACAACACGGTCCTAAATACCAAGTTACAGGGACGAGCGATGTTTCATTGACAGTTACAGGGGCGTATAGTGCGGCAACAACAAACCCATACTCAACTTTCTTAATTAGCGGAACACAATACGACTCAACTACTTTTAGTTTTGAGACTTCTTTTGAAACCGCTAACACTAATTACATTAATAAAGTATTTGGACAAGATAACTTTGAGAAAGATAGAGCTGTTGTCCCATTGTTTGTTGAGGAATCTTATGACACACTATTAACATGGGGTTATAATAAGGGTTATATTAGAGGTTTAAATACAACATTAACTTCTTTAGATTCTGCTGAAAGTCAATCTTCAACTTCTTTAGGTAATTATTTAGAGAGATATCAAACACCAACAACTCCATATGTTGTTTCTGAATTAAGAGGTACTAAAGTTTATGACTTATTTAGATTTGTCTCTATTTCTGATGGAACTGCGGCAAACACTGAAATCAAAGTTTCTATTCAGAATATGTCATTCAACAATTTAACTTTTGATGTTGTTGTTAGAGATTATAATGATACGGATGCGAATCCAGTTGTTTTGGAAAAATTCACAAACTGTACAATGAATCCTGATTTGAATAGTTATATCGCTAAAAGAATCGGTACTTCAGATGGTGAATTTGCAATTAACTCTAGATATGTAATGTTAGAGGTTAATTATGAAGCTCCATATGACGCATTACCTTGTGGATTTAATGGTTATGTTACAAGAAATTATGGACCAATAACTTCAGTTCATCCAGCATTCCCAATTTATAAAACAAGTTACGCATATCCTGGAGAAGTAATTTGGAATCCTCCATTTGGAACAAGTGTTGGTGTAGATAACAAAGAATACTCAACAGGTGATAATGTTAGAAGAACTTTCTTAGGATTCTCAACAAAATTAGGTTATGATGGTGACTTCTTACAATACAAAGGAAAACAAAACTTAATTACAGGTTTTAATAGTTGTACATTAAATGAGGCAGATTTTGACTCTTGGAACTACTTAACCAAAGGATTCCACATGGATTCAGGAGCAACTGTAATAACAATTGCAAGTAATTACCTATCTAGTGGTGACACTGCATTTGAAGTTGGGGCTGGTTCATTCCAATCTGAACCTTTGTTAAAGACTGATACATACTACTACTTGTATTCTCGTAAGTTCAGTATGTTATTCTACGGAGGTTTTGATGGATGGGATATCTATAGAGAGACAAGAACAAATAGTGATGATTACATCTTAGGAGGAACTGGATTCTTAGCAGGTTCAGCACCTTGTTCTCCATATACTACAGCAAGTGGTTGGGGTTCATTTAGAAGAATCACTATCGACCAAAACTCAACCGATTGGGCAAATACTGACTACTACGCATACTTGTTAGGTATCCAAACATTTGCAAATCCTGAGGTAACTAATATTAACGTATTAACAACTCCAGGTATTGACTATGTTAATAACTACGAATTGGTAAATGCAACAATTGGTATGGTAGAGTTTAACAGAGCTGACTCAATTTATATTACAACCACACCTGACTTTGATTTGTTACAACCATCAACAGTAATTGCGGACAATTTAATTTTCCCAGAAGAAGCAGTTGTTAATTTAGAAGACTCGTCAATCGACTCTAACTACACGGCAACTTACTATCCTTGGGTATTGACTCGTGACACTGTTAATAACACTCAACTTTACATCCCACCAACGGCTGAAGTTACAAGAAACTTAGCATTAACTGACAATGTTGCATTCCCTTGGTTCGCAACTGCAGGTTATACTCGTGGTATTGTAAATGCGGTTAGAGCTCGTAAGAGATTAACTCAGGAAGATAGAGATATCCTTTACAAAGGAAGAATTAACCCAATCGCAACTTTCAACGATGTTGGAACTGTAATTTGGGGTAACAAAACTCTTCAAATCAGAGAATCTGCATTAGATAGAATCAACGTAAGAAGATTGTTATTACAAGCTCGTAAGTTAATTTCAGCAGTTGCAGTTAGATTGTTGTTCGAACAAAACGATGCTTTAGTTAGACAACAGTTCTTGGATTCTGTAAATCCTATCTTAGACGCTATTCGTAGAGATAGAGGTTTGTATGATTTCCGTGTAACAGTATCTAACACACCTGAAGATTTAGATGCTAACCAATTGGTAGGTAAGATTTATATCAAACCAACTAAAGCGTTAGAATTCATTGATATTGAGTTCTTAATTACTCCAACAGGAGCATCGTTTGAGAACATCTAATAAAAAAATAAAACCTTTAAAAGACCCTCACATAAAAAGTGGGGGTTTTTTATTTTAATTAATATTTATTGTTATGAAATTAGTAATAGTTGAGGGTTTTGGTGATTTAGAAGAACTTACACCCGATATGAAATATTATGCGTTTGATTGGGATGACAATATAATGTACATGCCAACTAAAATCGTATTGAAAGATTCTAACGGAAATGAAGTTGGGATGGGAACCGAAGATTTTGCCGAATATAGAACTAAAATTGGTTCAGAACCTTTTGATTATAAAGGACGTAAAATTGTAGGTTTTGCTGAAGACCCCTTTAGAAATTTCGGAACAAAGGGAGATAAAAAGTTTTTAATGGACTCAATGATGGCAAAACCAGGACCTGCTTGGTCAGATTTTGTGGAAGCGATTAATGGTGGTTCAGTATTCTCTATTGTTACTGCTAGAGGACACAATCCAAAGACTTTAGCATTGGCCGTTAGAAAATTGATTGAGGGTAATATAAACGGAATATCTAAAAAAGAATTAATTTGGAATTTGAGAAAATACAATAAAATTGCTCAACAAAATCCAAATGTTAGTGACGATAGATTGGTTGATTTTTATGTGTTTAAATTGAACAAATATTATCCTGTTACATTCGGGGCAGGTTCTGCGGCTAAACCTGAAGATTTAAAAGTGGACGCTGCGAGGGAATTCCAAAACTATGTTAAATCTTTATCAAATAAACTTGGAGGGTCTCCTTATTTTAAGGATGACATTTCTAATAGATTTGTTCCTAAAATAGGATTTTCAGACGACGATTTAAGAAACCTAGAAAAACTTAAATCAGAACTAGGAAAAGATGAAGAAAATATGTATCAGTTATATTCAACTCACGGAGGAGAAAAGAAACTTTATGATAAATAATAACTGGATAATAAATAATAACTAGTCTTATGCAAAGATGATTCGAAAAAACTTTAAAGTAAATAGAAAATTCTTTCAATGATGATATTTATAAATAAATAAAAGAAAAAATTAAAACAGAATAGACATGGCTGATTTATTAATGCAAATGCCGGTACCTTACGAACCCAAAAGGCAAAACCGATTTATAATGAGATGGGTGGATACTACATTGGGTATCAATGAATGGTATGTTGAATCTACATCTCGTCCAAAAATTACAATAAAATCTACAGAGATTCCATTTTTGAACACCAAAACTTATGTTGCGGGTATGTTTGAATGGGGAGAAATCAATGTGACTTTCCGTGACCCTATTGGTCCGTCAGCGGCTCAGGCTCTTATGGAGTGGGTAAGATTACACGCAGAATCAGTTACAGGTCGTATGGGTTACGCTGCGGGTTATAAGAAAGACATTAATTTGGAAATGTTAGACCCAACAGGAGTAGTTGTTGAAAAATGGTTACTACAAAGTTGTTTCTTAACAAACGTGGATTTCCAAAGTTTGGACTACTCACAAGATGGATTGGCTAAAATCCAAGCCACTTTGAGACCTGACAGATGTATCTTATTATTCTAATATAATATTACGGAACTATTTACAAATCCACACATTGTGTGGATTTTTTATTTAAAAAAGTATGGAAAACAATCAATATAGTCAAGAAGGTTTTAATCTACCACATGATGTGGTTACACTACCAAGTGGAGGTAGATATTATAAAAGTAAGAAGAAATCGGTCAAAGTAGGTTACTTAACCGCGGCTGACGAAAATATTTTGGTAAATGCTACTAAAAATGGAGGAGAAGGTTTAATCGCTCAATTAGTTAGAAATAAACTATATGAACCTGATTTAAAACCTGAGGATTTATTGGAAGGTGATTTAGAAACCATTTTGATTTTTTTAAGAAACTCATCTTTTGGACCTGAATACACTTTTAATATTGTTGACCCCGAAACAGGGAAATCTTTTGAACAAACAATTCTTTTACAGGAACTTAACTTTATCAAACCAGAAGTTGAACCTGATGGAGATGGATTATTTACAACAACATTACCTAAATCAAATGCTCAAGTTAAACTAAAACCATTAACGTATGGAGACACTGTAGAATTAGGTAAAATGATTGACAACTACCCAAAAGGACTTGTTCCCCCAACGGTCACATGGAGGTTACAAAAACAAATAGTTGAACTAAATGGTAATAGAGAACTTGGTACAATTGCTAGTTTCTTAGAACAAATGCCAATTATGGATTCTAAATACATTAAGAATTTTATTGATAAAAACGAACCCAGAATTGATTTAAATAGAGAAATTATAGCCCCGTCAGGAAGAAAGGTACTCGCACGTATTACCTTTGGGGCTGAGTTTTTTCGCCCTTTCTTCTAATCATATAATGTATTTATTGGACCAATACATGTTATTGTCCAAACATTTGAATACTTCTTATTCTGATTTTCTTTCTATGCCTATTTATCAAAGAAGATACTTAGTTGATAAGATTATCGAGATTAACACACCAAATAGTTAAAAATGTTATATTTTTTACAGGGTACTAATACTACTGATGAGACTAGTCGAATATTAGATTTGCTAAAACCTGGCAAATTGATGCAAACTATTGCCACAGACACTAAAGAAATTTTCACATCTATACCTGAAACTTTAGTGACCATAGACCAGCAGTTTGCCTCTGTAATGAAAACTATGGGGGTTGGAGAAGGTCTCTCAGCATCAATTAAAGACAATTTATCAAAAGGGGCTTTTGCGATACTCTCTTTGGGAGGGGACATTAAAGATGCTACTGCATTACAGAATGAAGTTGTTGAACAGTTAAACAAAAATATAGTCCTAAGTGAGGACATGTATCAAAAACTGTATGCAACTACAAAAGTAACGGGTGTTGCGGCGGGAGAACTTATTAGTGGGTTTGATAGTGCGGGAATGTCGTTGTCTCATATTACTGAACAGATGGGTAAAACTGCGGAAATTGCTCGAAATATGGGTGTATCTTCTCAGGTGGTTAGTAAAAATGTTGTAAGTAATTTAGAACAACTTAATAGATTTAATTTTGTTAATGGTGTTGATGGTTTAGCAAAAATGGCGGCAAAGGCGGCTATGTTAAGAATTGACATGAAACAAACTTTGGATTTTGCAGATAAAATGTTAAATCCTGAGGATGCAATTAATATGTCGGCCGCATTACAAAGATTAGGTAATGTGTCATCAGAATTAATTGACCCACTAAGATTAATGGACTTAGCTCAAAACAATGTTCCTGAATTACAAAATCAATTAAGTGGGTTATTCAAACAATATACTTTCTTTAATGAAGAAACCCAAGCTTTTGAGTTTTTCCCTGATGCGAAAATGAAGATGAGGGAACTTGCAAAGGAATTACAAATACCACAATCTGAAATTGAAAAGATGGCATTAGGTACCGCTAATTTAGATAAAAAATTAGCGGATATTGATTTTAGTGGTATTGGTAATATTGATGAGGATACTAAAACGGCCATTGCAAATCTTGCAACATTAGATAAAAATACAGGAGATTATGTTATAACTACTAAAGACGGTAATTTGGAAAATGTACAAGATTTATTAGTTAGATATCAGGATGATGCTAAAGGATTAAAAGAAGTTATTACTGGGTTACAAGAAGAGTCAGGAAAGACGTATGAAGAAAAAATGTTGGACATTGCAAATGCCCAAATGGGTAATACCGGTAGAATGGCGGCTCAGTTAGAAGCTATGTCTAAATCATTAGGATTGTCAATTGCATCAACACAGAAAGGGGATGAGGTTATAAAAAAAGCGGCCGGAACAGTTAGTGATTATGCCAAGGGACAAACAGGAATGTACCAACCAGGGATTGAAGGTGGATATAAACAAGGACAAAGAACCCCAAAAGGAACACTATCTGATATTGACCAATATATAACTCCTGATGGTAATTTGAATTATATCAAACTTGCAAATTCTGCATTTAATTCTGCATCTGACGCTGCTAAGACTTTGGGTAATAATTTATTAGGTTTAAATACTACAATTACAGGAATTGATTTCTCACAGATAAAACAAAGTATTGGTGTTAAAGATGCGGTGTATTTCCCTGAACAAAACCAAGTTATTAATAAAGATAAAAATGATTTAGTTGTCTTTGCTCAAAAAGAAAATATAAATGTTAAAGGAGAACAGGCCGAGACCCCAAAAATACAAATACCTGATTTTAGTGATAGTATAATTTCGGCATTAGAAAATTTAAAATTTCCACAACCTGTTAATACTATTGACCCATTTAAAATGGCTGAATTAACAAAAAATGTTGTAACAAATGAAATTAATAATAATTTTTCTAAAAATATAACTAATCAAAATCAAACAAATGAAGTTGTCCAATTAACTCAAATGATGACTAAAAATTTTGAGTTACCATTAGAACAGTTAAGACAATCAATGAGTTCAATTATAACTCAAAAAACTATACAACCACCAAGACAAATTGAAACCGTTAGAGAAGTTATCAATCAACCGGCAGTTAATAATCAAACTACCGCAAGTAAAGAAACAAAAATTACTCACAACATTACACTTACATTTAAGGCTGAAGGTAATAACCAAGCATTACAACAAATTGCGGACAATTTTAAAAATAACGACACTTTCAAATCAAAGGTAATACAGAGTTTGGATATTAAGAAAACTAACTACGGTGTAGATAACGACACACCATTCCAAAACTACGTTGAACAAATTTCAATCGCTTAAAAAAGGAAATTCTTTCTATTTATTTAAAAAAACTTAATGGGAAATAATCTATTGTCTTTTAATGGTTCCGAACAGTTTAGGAAAGGTTTATTAACAAGAAATTTACAACCTTATAAACTGACGGGATATTTCACATCCAACTCACCAAAGGTGGATACTGAGACAATAATTAATTTCCAAAATAGTACAGTTACCGACACCCCAAACATTAGCGATGTTGTGGATAACAACAATAGAAATGTTGAGGTAGTTACAAGATTCAATACGTATGGGCCTGGAGGACAGGAAAACAGAGTGGATGTTGCGGATGTTATATCACAACCAAATCAAAATACTACAACTGACACACTAACTCTTAATAACGGTGAATCTTTTAGTTTAAGTAATAATGCTCCTTATTGGCCTTTAACTGAGACCAAAATGGACATTGTGAATGAATTAAGTATTGATACCATTTCAGTTCTTAATGCTTATGTATCTGAAGACAAATACAGTAGTTTATATTTTGTTAGTGATACTCCATTAGTTACCACAAAAAAAACTAATGGACAATACCCTAATTTTGTCGAAAACGAAGTCACTCTTAACAAAATTTTAGAAAAATCCAATGATTCTTCTAATGATTCATACTTGGCTCAAATTTCTGCGACTTATTTAGATTTTCAAATACAGGCTAACATTGATAGACAAATCTACAGAAATACTTTAGGAAGGGCAAATTTCCAAGCATTAACTAATCCATTTTCAATTGCAGAACTTGCAACAGGGCAAGAGTCGTTAATTCAAAAAAATTGGAGTATAACGGTCCCTGATGGTGTTTTTGACCAAGCAAAATACCTAACTCAAAAGATGACAGGTAGTTTATTACCTGCATCACCTATTGAGGGAAGTTATTTCAATGAACCTGATAGTAAAAGAGCAACATTTAGACAATTATTAGACACTGCATTACCTGGTGCTTATAAACCCGCAGACCCAAACAATAATCCTTCTAAGAAATTTTTAAATAATACTGGTAGTGGTCAAAAATCTGTTTTATTTAAAAGTTTAAATTATAATGTTTATAAACCTGATTATGATACAACAAGAACTCAGGCTGGATTATTTTTTAATGCTATATTCGGTAATAAAGACGCTTCAATTACCAATTTTTATGTTGGAAATGATATAACTGACCCTAGTAAAGTAAATTCACCGTCACAAGATTCACCAATTAATTATTTGGGACAACAAACAAGTTCTGTTGTTTATGGACCGGATAACATGGCAAAAGTATTTGAGGGGACGGTTTATCAAAACTATCAGTTCGGATTAGGTGAAAAACCATATGACCAAAGACCAAGTAATGATGGTGGATTTGTGTGGGCGTCTTCTGATACTATAGGAGCTGCTGGACAAAAAGTTGGGTCAGGTGGTGAAACAAGTTTTGGCGATTATGATAACTTTGTTGGTAATGGTATTAATTCATACTACTTAAACGCTGCATCAACAGACAAAGGAGGATTTACACCTGGGTCAATATTAGACGAAACTCAGAGATTAATCAATTCAACACCTAAAGATAAAAAGAGATTACAACATGCTGGTAATGCTATTAATCAGGTGTCTAAAGTTTTTAATGATGGATACAAAGAAATTACAAAAGGTTCTAAAGTTAAAAAATATGTAAATAAGGCCGGTGTTGAGGTCGGACAAGAGTATGGTAGATTGTTTGCTAAAGATAATCCGTATTATACTTACAGTAACTTACAACAAACAGTTTCTAGTGATAGCGGTTCTGCAATTAATGGGAATATTAGAAAATCATCATATTCTGTTTTAGATTCAACATATAATTTGAACATTGCTCCTTTGGCAGGTAATGGCTCAACAAATGTTACTAAGGAAGGTTCAGTTAAGAAATATATGTTCTCGATTGAAAATTTGGCTTGGAGAGACACACCACAATGGAATGACTTACCTGCGTGTGAGAAGGGACCAAATGGAGGTAGAATAATGTGGTTTCCACCATATGATTTAACTTTTGCGGATACTACAACTCCGCAATTTGAATCAACTAATTTTATTGGAAGACCTGAGCCTGTCTATACTTATAATAATACAAAAAGAAGTGGAACGTTAAGTTGGTCAATAATCGTCGACCACCCATCAGTATTAAACTTAATTGTTGATAGAGAATTAGCTAAAGCTGACTCACAAACTGTGAATGGTGTTGTCGCTTCATTTTTTGCGGGATGTAAAAAATACGATTTATATGAATTGGCCGCAAAGTTTAATACATTATCATTCACAGATTTAACAGCATTATATCAGGAGGTTATTGGTAGTAATCAAACATCTTTGGAGGATAAAACAAGTGCGGCACAAGGACTAGCACCAACAACCAACAATAGTCAAAATAATAGTGACGTTATCACAATACAAACCAATTATAAAAATAAAGGATTTTATTTTGATGGGGGACAAGCAACTCCTGAGGAGTTTAATGAGTTATATACTAACTACACATCTACCGAAAGACAAGAACAATACGCAACATCAAATCCATCAGTATCTGCGAATACTCAAACATTTTTTTCTGATGTTATTATTAATGATTATAATGTTTTATTTGATTTTGCGAATGAAATAAAAACAATAATTGATGGTAAAAAAGGTAATGTTTTTATTGCTTTAGAAGGGTCTAAATTTTCTAACACAACTAATTATACGGAAAGAAATAATACATTTTTAGAAAGTGTTATAAATTATTTCATTAATTATATTGATTTAGGTGCAACCCCTTTTGATGACGGTACTATTACTATAGTTTTATCATCAGATTCTACTGATACTGTAACCTTATCAAATGGGGTTACTTTTAATTGTACTACAGTTTTAAATCCACCAAATGATGTGTATTCACCTGAAGCAATGGCGTGTAGAGCGTTAAGAGTAAAAAAAGTAACAATCCAACCAAAACCAAGTGTAGACGCGCAACAAACACCACAACCTCAACAAACGGGATTAAAACCACAAGAAAATACTGACGTATCAAATAAACCGACATCTGTTTCTAAATTTTTATTAAGAAAATTATTATCAGAGTGTGATTATTTTCAGGTAATCAAAGAGTCAGACCCATTTGTGTATCAATCAATACAGGAGAAAATTAAATATTTTAATCCAGCATTTCATGCCATTACACCCGAGGGACTTAATAGTAGATTAACATTCCTTAACCAATGTACAAGACCGGGTAACACAATCCCAACAAAAACAAAAGAAGGTAATGTTACAAACAATAATGTGGTAAATACAAGTTTTGGTAAGCCACCTGTTTTGGTATTAAGGATTGGTGATTTTTATAACACAAAAATTATACCTGGCTCAATACAATTTTCTTACGAGGGATTAGACATTAACCCACAAGGAATTGGTGTTCAACCTATGATTGCTAAAGTTCAAATGTCGTTTGATTTTATTGGTGGAAGTGGTATTAAGGAACCAATTGAAAAAATACAAAATGCGTTGTCATTTAATTATTATGCAAACACTGAATTATATGACGATAGGGCTGTTGAAACAGAAGATTTTTCAGCAATTGATAATGAATTAATACAGTCTATTACATCCCAACCATTTACTACTAATGCAACTCCTCAGGGAGAACTTGGAGGAACTATTATCGGTCAATTTGTAAATGAAACACCACTTTATAGTGGTAATACAAGTGGTCAAACTGAGTATAAAACATTTTTTAATTTGTTTATCCAAGAGACTCATGATTATTTTGTGGATACAGTTAATTTTGCACAAGACATCGTTTCTAGTTATAATCTTGGAATACTAAAACAACTTTGTTTAACAAGAAATTATTCACAAGGTTATTTGGATGAATTACAGTCTCCTAACACTAACTTTTTGAATATTTTTGGAAAACCTTCATTTTGGCAAACTAATTTACAAACCCTTGGAACTCAATTCACTGAATTAATTAATATTCAAACAGACCCAATATTAGGTCTATTAGCGTTTAATTATCCCATTGACATTGAAGATTTGGATAAAGTAACTTATAACTTTAAAAATATTGTTAGTGATAAAATACAAAATAGTTTTGGAGAACTAAGTTCAAAAATTCAAAATTATGCAAATAACCAAGCGGGTTATAATCAATTTTTTAGAAAGTTAGATGTGATATCTTTTGGTATTGATGGTAAGAAAAAACCTGATGGTAATTCACAAGTTTTAAAATTAACGGGATTAACTGAAAGTGGTGAAAATACGTTAAACGCATTAAGAAGTGACTACTCAACAGTCTATAGTTCATTGACAAGTTTTTACACATTTTGTTTAAATCAAAAAGTAATATACACTGCCGGAACTGAAGCGACGACATTTTCAGCATTAACTAATAGTCTAAATGCTACTGAACTTGTAAGTGCAAAGGCTATGAATTTAATGTACAGTTTATTTTCAGACGTATTCTTAGATTCAAATAAAAAACAAACTTTTAAAAACTTACTTTGTCAAAATTTAACATCACCAACTAAACAAATAACAATAGACGCGATTTCTGAAATTGTTGATGGATATGTTGGGAAAATTAATACTGAGTACATTGAGGAAAATATTCATTTTACAAATCTTATTAATACAAATACTGAGTATAAAACATATATGTTATTTAATCCTCAAAGAAATGGGGTATCTTTATCACAAAAGACAAGAATTTTTGATTTCTCAACTTTTGAACAGACTGACCCTGACAAAGAAAAAATTACAAACTTGTATAAGACTATAAACTTAAATGACAATGTGAGTTCATTTAATGGTAAAATTAATTTTAATTAATAATGGCTAACGAATATTATAATAGATATGTTAATTTTACAAGTAATGGTTCGTTCATAAACGTACCCTTTGTTCAGATACCTGCAAAGGTTTCTGACAAAGTGTATATCTATAAATTAGGTGTGTCTAGATTAGATAAAGTTTCACAACAATTTTATGGGACACCTTTTTTTGGTTGGTTAATTTTACAATCAAACGGGTTTGCTGGTGGTAGTGAGGTTGAAATACCTGATAATACTATTTTGAAAATACCATTCCCTTTAGAGACCACTTTGTTAGATTATAAGTCGGCGATTGACAATTATTTTTATTATTATGGCAAGTAACATAACACCAGGGGACATCTATATTGAGAATAATTATAATAATATTTTTATAATTAATCCGAATAAAACTTACCAAACCTCAGATGTTATTGGTGAAGACGAACTAACTGTTGGTGACCGAAACTTAAAACAAGAGGACTTGGTAATGTATGCTAATTTAGAGTGTAATATACAACCAAGGTCTCGATTATTGTTAGGTGATGATGGGGCGGGGGAGAATTCTTTAATTGCCACATCTAAAGTTAATTTTTTAAAACCTAACGATGAAAATTTTTTCACAACAAATTGGACTTTAGATGCCACAAATACAACAGATGAAAGAGTTATTAATAGTGAATTACTAGGAATAACCAATATTACATATACCGTTAATCCTGCTTATGTTCCAACCGTTAATATTACATTGGAAGATATTAGAGGTAGAGCGTTGTTTGAGTCGGGAGATAATTCACCATACTCTGTTTTTTTCAATTTACCCTATCCTGTTTTTTATCTAACGATTAAAGGTTATTATGGAAAGGCCCTTAGGATGCCATTGTTCCTACAGAAATTTAATGGTAGTTTTAATCAGTCTAACGGTAATTTCCAAATTAATTTGACGTTTGTTGGATATAAATTTACTGTATTACAAGATATAACTGTTGGTGATTTATTTGCACTTCCTAAGATGTATATGAAAAAAACCAATGGTAATAATACAACGACACCGCAACCACAAAATAGCGGAACATTGGGAAGTAATGTACAATCTGAAGACATTATAACTTATCGAGGAATTGAGTTTATTAATAAAGTTTATGAGGATTATAAAAATTTAAAAATTATTGATAATGAATTCCCAAACATTACTGTCCCTGAGTTATTGTATCGATTGGAGAGTTTTGTTGCAACCGTATTAGAACAATTCGGAAATGAGAGTATGGGACCCCTTAATGATTGTGATACTTTTCAAGACGCAATTAGTCAATATAGAAAACAAGTTGTTACAAATCCGTCACAATCTTTCTTAAATCTTTATATGAATAAGACGGCTTATTGGATAAAAGTCGAAACGGATGTTAATGGGGAAAAGAAAAAAATTAAAGTTTATACTCCACTTCCACAACCAACACCATATGAAATTAATCAAAAACTACAACAAATTTGTAACTCTAATATTTCTAAAATATTATCCAACCCGACATTGGGTGATGGTGGTAGATATAGAATTTTAACAATACCGAGAGCGAGTGATTGTGAGGGTTATGGGATTGTTGAGGGAGACATTGATTTAATTGAAACGTTAAAGGCTAGAACAAAAAAAGAAACATTTACTGATACTGAAATTCAGGCGTTAAGGGCTGAATTGGAACTTTATTTTACTTATTATAATTCTCGTTATTCACAGGATACCCAAAATCAACAGGTTCCATATCCTCCATTCTATATATTTGATGGGATGTTTAGATTTATTGATAAAATCAATAAATGTGATAAATCATTCCAAACAAAAAAAGAGGAGATTGAAAAGGAGACAACGGAAAAATTAGCAAAGGCTTTAGAAGATAAAAACGGGTTAGGTTTTAAACCAACAGTTAAAAATATTGTTGCGGTTTTCATGGCCTCAAGTGAGGCATTTTTAAGATTAATGAACGAGGTCCATATTAAAGCGTTCAATCAGAGAAATAATGAAACAAAACTAAAGGTAGTATCCAATCAAAACTTACTACAACAAGTCCAAGACATTCAAAGTAACGAGATTGACGCACCTGTTTTCCCTTGGCCTCAATTTGTTGTCGCAAAACAAGTTAATAATACTCAAAAATATGAGGTCCAATACCCTGGTGACCCAAAATATATTAGTGAAACAGGTGCCGATGATTACGAAGTTTGGCCTGAAGTTGAATTTGTTGAAGAGTTTTTATCGGGAATTCTACAAGTAGATATTCCTCAATTAAGTGCCAGTGCACCACCCAACAGTATTAATCGATTATTAATGTCTGCGTTTGATATTCCATTAAGTAATATTTCATATTCAAACTTACAGATAGTGAATTATCTGTATGAAATGTATGAGAGGACAAATGCGATATCACAATATGATGGATTTGATTTTAGTGTTGAGGATAATATTTCTTTGTTACAATCGGTTATTGATTTTGAATCTTATAATATTAATGTGACGGTAAGTTTAAGTGCTGAACTTGCATTAATTTTTAAAAATTATAGAATACCAAACATATCAACATTTGTTAATATTCTTTATGAAAAAAGTAATAATGGGACAACTGAAAAATGGGAAAAATTAGTTCGTGGTGAGATAAATACAAAATATTTGTATAGTGGTGTAACTAAAACTGTGAGTTTTTTAAATGAAGATTTACCAACAGTTGAAATTGTTGCATCTACAGAAAGTGAAAAAGGTTTCACTGAATTTTTCGATAAAAAACTTTGTGATGTAATTAGAAACCAAGATATTGTTTCACAACAACCACCATTTGTTTATTCTGATGTTACTAATTTATGGTTTGAAGAAAACATGGGGGGGAATATTGCGACAAAAGAAGACCCAAAGAATTATTTCAAAATATCAAAATCTTTAAATTTAAATGAGTATAATAAAAAGATTACTAATTTTAACGTATCCAATACATACGGGAAAGTTGGTGATAAATTATTAAACAGACCGATTGTTGATTTTGATAGTTTTAGTGAAACAATTGTGTTTCCATTAGAAGGCTCATTGACAAGTTTTTTCCAAAACAGAAATGTTTATTGTTTAACTGAAGGAAGATTACGATACTCAACATCTTATATTGGTAACATTAATAGAAACCAAACAACGTCTATACTTAATACTCCATATTTTATAAATGCTATTATGGATGGTGTTGCAAAAGAAAGAACTGCAAATACCGAACCTTGTTATAAAACTGCGGCTTATCTTTTCTTAAATAGTTTGCCTTTGGCAACACTTAGAGAAAAATACCAAACTCAATTTTTAAACTCATCAACTGCGGTTTCTGCTCAAAGAGATTATATAAGTGCAACCATGACTAGAATTGGAACAATCCAAACCCTACCAAAATTATGGGTTTATAAAATTGGTTCAATTTGGCATAGATATAAAGAAAAATTAGAAAATGGTATTGATATCATAGATGATGTTTGGACAGATATTGATGCCAATAGTTTATTTGACCCATTAAATAATAATCCTGAAAAAAATTACACTCTAACAATAAGTGGACAAAGTGTTAATATTTCCCTTAAACAAACCATATCAACAGGGAATGGAACAATTAACCAACAATGTTTAGGATTCTATCCAAAAATTATTAATGATTTTAATTATTTCTTTAATGGTTCAGATGTGTATGGTTCGACTCAAACTATTGAATTGGATTTACAAGATAGGATTAATAGTGGTGATTTAGTTGTAAAATATGTGACTCAAAACATTAATGCTACCACAAATCCGAGTGATACCTTAATTTATCCGTTTAGTGTTTTAATTAGAGATGCGTCCGAAGAATCGATTTATTATACTATACCATCATTTGGAACTACGGTATATCAAAATTACCAAGAGTGTTATAATGCTGACCCTACTAAAAGAATCCCAATGTTTGATAATCAATCAATATACAATGGGTCCGTCAGACTTGCTTGGGGATTGCCTAACTTTGGATATTTTAATACAAGTTTGATTGAGAAACCAACTGTTGAGGAACATATGAAAAAAATATTGACCTCAGGAGATACTGGAACATATGCTAATGGTAAAACAAAACAAGACACTTTTGCATTAAGAGGTAAAGATACATCAACACCTAAATTGTATGATACAATTGAAGAATTATTTGGAGTATTTACCTCGAGTGAATTGGACGAATTTGAAAAAGAGTTTTTAAATTTCTCAAAACCTGCGATTAGTTCGGATAATGAGACATCTTTTCAAATTATTATGCGTGACATTATTAAAAACAATTACGCAATAACGTCTAACGACCCTGAAAAAGTAATACAGAATGTTCAGAACCAAAGTATTAAAAGTTTATCAAATAAGTTAAAAGGATATATTAATGATGATGTTATTATCAAAATTGCGAATCCTACAAAATATGACATACAAACTAATAATTATTTTTTCAGTGAAAATACAGCAAACATTAGTCCGTATGAATCTAATTTACCTGTAGTCCTTAACTACAATACCACAACACCAAACTCATTACCAACATCGGCACAAACAATAACTTTAGAACAATCACAATTAAATTATCCAAATGAATGGAATGCTCTTAAAAAATATGTCGGATTCTCAACAATTACAGGACTAACTTATTCAAATACAGGGTCATACTACACTGACTTTTTTGTTAATAATGATATTGCATTTAATGTTGATAACATAATACTTTTCCAAAATCTAATTAAGACATATGCGACTTATAGATTAACCGGAAGTAAAGTTGCTCCAACATTTAAAGATTTTATCACATTAAGATTAAATATGCACGGAGTAAATGCGAATTCATTATTTGTTGGATTGATACAACAACTAAATGGTTCTATAGGAAACGAGGCTAAGAAATCTACGAACAGTAGTTTAATTGGTGAAATAACCCCTGTTGAAACGTATGATAGATTTAAGGCTATTAATGATAAATGGGTTGCGGGTAATGACTATCAAAAAAATACGTTATTTCAGGATGTATTATTTTTGGATAGAGGTAACCGAGATGTAGGTAATAATATTTTAGTTGATATTAACCCAATTAAAAATTGGATTAAAAATGGGGCCAAAGCGAGTGTTGAAACGGTTGTTAAGTCAATCATTCAAACAAATAACTTTGTAATTTTTAACATACCCGCATACATTAATTTTTACGGAATACAAACCCCAACAGGGTCGGACACTCCAACAATTAATCCTGATACTAATTTTGCAAATTCTCTTTTTGGAACATTTAGTGAGGTCGATTATTTGGATTCTAGAAATAAATTGGTGTGTTTTTATTCCGAGACTCCGTCACAAAACATTAGTGTTCCGCAAAATAAGACAGCGTATAAAGATGATACTTGGAATTTTAATGGACAAACTCCATTAAACGAGGACCAAACAAATAAAACTGACTATGGGATATCAAATAGAGTTGTTGGATTTTCTGTTGATTATGGGATTCAAACACAATCAGTTTTTAATGGTTTAGAAGTATCACAAGATTTAGGTAAAGCAACATCTGAATCTATTCAGGCTGAATATGATTTAAGAAATACCACGAGTGGAACAAAATCAACAACACAAAATGTTAGTTTATTTAATATATACAAAACAAGGTCATATCAGGCGAAGGTTGAGTGCTTAGGAAATGCTATGATACAACCATCGATGTATTTTGTATTAAGAAATGTCCCAATGTTTGAAGGACCATATTGGATAACAAGTGTAAGTCATGTAATAACTGCAAATAATTTCAAAACAACATTCTCAGGAACGAGACAAAGAATTGCGGAATTACCAACGAATGAAAGTTACCTACAAAGTGTTAGACAAAAATTCTTATCACAAGTTAGAAAGACTGGTAATAAAGAAACTGCTGAAGCTCAGCCGGCGACAAATGTTAATCAAATTCAAAATAACATTTCGAATAACTTGGTTAATAATAAAGTTGCAAGTCCAATTAACGCTTGTAGTGCTAATGACTTTATAACATTCTATGCGGATACCCCAACATCTACTAGAGTATCATTTATTGATGTTTATAATACATTAACAGGTATTACAACAAATTCAATAACAAGATATTCTTTATTTACTTTGATGTATATTGAATCTGAAATTGCGGGAAGTAGTTTTAAAGGGTTTGATAATAACTACGGAGGAATTCCGATGACAAGTCCGCCAATTTCAGGAACATTGGTCGATTTCTTAAATCCAAAGTACATTTGTTTAAGTTTGGATAATGTTTCAAAATCATATGCATCATTTAAGGATTTTACAAATTTTGCAAACTTCTTAAAAACAAAATATGAACCTTTAATTATTCGAAAAGTTACAAGTCTTGCAAAACAGGATTTCGTAACACAGTTCGCTCAGTATTATATTGAGAGTTTCCCAACGGATAAGGTGAGTGGAACTCCATCAATTTATGACAACTATAAGAACACAAATCCTAATTTCTACAGTCAATTGTTAGTTAAGATTGCTAAGGCTCATATTTTATGTGGAATGCTTAAATTGTGATTTATTTAATAAACGATATATTTATAATAAAAAACTATGGACGTTAAATCATTATTAGAAAATTATCTAGGTAAAAGAGCAAATATTACCGAAAGAGATAAAGGTAACGGATTCAAAGAAGTCTGTGATTTGGACTCAGGTGAATGTTATACAATCAGAATGAAAGACGGTTTGATTGAAAGAGTTGATAACACTATGATGTCAAATAGAAAAATTAATGTAGAAACCACAACAGGTATAAAGCAATTATTGAACGGTTAAGATGAGTACAGTATCCAATGCAATTTTAGAGGAATTAAAAAAATATAATAAAATAAATAATTATATCGTCGAACAAGAAGCTGGGGAATTACCACCTCCACCACCTGCTGAGGGAGAAGTTCCACCGGCACCTGGTGAAGAACCAATTCCTGGAGCTGAGGCACCTGCGGGTGAAACACCCCCACCAGCGACAACTGAACCTGAAGTTGTGGATATTGAAAATGACCCTGATGTTGAAAAATTGGACGATTCAGGAGAACCTAAATCTGAAGGTGATAGTGGGGAAGAATTGGAGATTACTGATTTAGTAACTGCTCAAAAAAATATTGAAACGAAACAAGAAGAATATTTTAATAATTTATTTAACCAATTAACTTCTTTGGAGAGTAAATTAGGTGAAATGAATTCTGTTTTTGAGAAATTAAACGCTATTGAAGCTAAAATTGAAAAATACAGAGAAAAAACACCACAAGAAAAATTAGAACTTAGAAGTTTAGATTCAGGGCCTTTTAATCAAAAACTTACAGATTTTTTTACCGATAAAGAAAGTGAAATGGAAAAGTCAGGGAAAAATGAATATATTTTAACAACTGATGAAGTTGAAGATTTCTCACCTGACCAAATTAAGAGAACTTTTGACGATTTTACAGACGACGACGATTTTAAAGAAATTAAATACTAAGAAGGTATTTGACATTTACGGCTGACACACTTACATTTGTTTATTAACTATTAATTTATATATAACATGGCGACAAATTCATTAGATGCTGTTCTCGCTCAGTATGAAAAAGCGAAAGGTGGTTCAAACGGAGCCAACAAGATGTCTCAAGAAGACAGAATGAAAAAATATTTTGCGGCGATTCTAACGCAAAATGAAACATCGGGACAAAAGCGTCTTCGTATTTTACCAACCCCTGATGGGTCATCACCTTTTAAAGAGGTATGGTATCATGAGGTTCAGGTTGAGGGTAAATGGAATAAAATCTATGACCCAGGTAAGAACGATAACGAGCGTTCGCCTTTGACTGAAATTCACGATGAATTAATGTCAACAGGTAAAGAGTCCGACAGAGAATTAGCAAAATCTTACAAACCTCGTAAATTTTACATTGTTAAAGTTATTGACCGTGACAATGAGGCAGACGGAGTAAAGTTTTGGAGATTTAAGCACAATTACAAGAACGAAGGTATCTTGGACAAAATCATCCCAATTTGGAAGGCTAAAGGTGATATTACTGACCCTGAAAAAGGACGAGACCTTATCATTGAGTTGGCTAAAGCAAAAACTCCAAAAGGTGCGACTTATACAGTTATTCAAACTGTAATGCACGATGACCCATCTCCTGTTCATGCTGATGCTGAGACTGCTAAGTCATGGATTGAAGACCCACTTACTTGGGCGGATGTGTATTCTAAAAAACCTGTTGAGTATTTGGAAGCAATCGCTCGTGGGGAAACTCCAAGATGGTCATCTGAATTAGGTAAGTATGTATATGGTGATGAGGCTTCTGAAATGAGTATTGGTGGTGGAAACATGTCAATTGTTGACCCACAAGCTGGTGACGAACCTGATGGTGATTTACCATTCTAATTTATACGGATGGACACTAGCATAGACAAAGTGTCCATCCTTTTTTATTTTTATACAAACAATTTAAACGCATAGACATTTATGGCAATAAAGAAAAAAGAATTTTCATTAGATGCAATCAAAAACAAGTATTCTACAAAAACTAAATACAAAGACACGGATTTTTATGAAGTGGATGAAGCGTTCCATAGTGCTTGTGGCTTACCTGGCCCTGCTTTGGGGAACATCAATATGTTCCTCGGTCATTCGAACTCTTCTAAAACCACAGCTCTTGTTAAAGCCGCTGTTTCGGCTCAAAAGAAGGGGCATTTACCCGTTTTCATTATTAGCGAAAAGAAATGGTCGTGGGACCACGCCGTGGAGTTAGGATTGGAAGCTCAAATGTCTGACGGTGAATGGGACGGACAGTTCATATTCAACGACAACTTTGATTATATCGAACAAGTTACTGATTATATCAACGAGTTGTTGGACGAACAAGAAAAGGGTAATATTCCTTACTCACTTTGTTTCCTTTGGGACTCAGTTGGTTCAATCCCTTGTAAGATGACTTTCGATGGTAAAGGTGGAAAACAACATAACGCATCTGTATTAGCGGATAAAATTGGTATGGGTGTCCAAGCTCGTATTACCAAATCTCGTAAAGAAGATTATCCTTATACTAACACTATGGTTGTAGTTAATCAGCCTTGGGTTGAATTACCTGACAATCCATTTGGACAACCAACAATTAAAGCGAAAGGTGGTGAAGCAATGTGGTTAGCATCGGCACTTGTATTCTTGTTTGGTAATCAAAAGAATGCTGGTATTAATCACATTACGGCGACTAAAAATGGTAGAACGGTGTCTTACGCTATCAGAACAAAAATCTCAGTCTTAAAGAACCATATTAACGGTTTGGGATATAAGGATGGAAAGATTATTGCGACACCACAAGGTTATATTGCCGACACCAAAGAAGCTTTGGAAGACTACAAAAAACAATATTCACAATATTGGAACGCAATTCTTTCGGGTACTGGTGAAATTACTTTGGATGAAACCGAAGAAACTTTTGAAAACGAAAACGAACCATTTTAATATTTTTTTGTGAAAAAAACGCTCCTTGTTGATGGGAATAATTTGATGAAGATTGGGTTTCATGGTGTGAAGGATTACTTCCACAATGGAGAACATATTGGGGCAATTTATCACTTCATTAACACATTAAGAAAATTTATTGAAGAACAAAACTTCGATAAGGTAGTCGTGTTTTGGGATGGAGAGGACTCTACGAGTATTCGTGGGGTCCTTTACCCTAAATACAAACAAAACCGTAGATTAACTATGGAAGAACCTATTTTCATGTCTTATCTAAAACAGAAAAATAGGATTAAACAATATCTCGAAGAGGTCTATATCCGACAGATTGAAATTGCGGGTAGAGAAGCTGATGATTTAATTGCACACTACTGTCATATATCTGAGAATGAGGAAAAATTAATTTTCTCATCAGACAGGGATTTAACTCAATTAATCTCCGAAAAGGTGTCCATATACTCACCTTCACTTAGAAGTACTTTTAAACATGGTGATAAGATTAAATTCGATAGTTTTGAATTCCCTCACTACAATGTCAAAACTTTAAAGATATTAACAGGTGATAAGTCTGATAATATTGAGGGTATCTATCTACTTGGGGAAAAAACATTAGTGAAATTTTTTCCTGAGATACTTGAAAAAGAAGTTTCTTATACCGATATTTTAACAAGAGCTGAAGATTTATTAAAGGAACAAAAAGATAATCAAACTTTAAAAAATCTTCTAACAGGTAAAACAAAATCAGGTATATTTGAAAACGAATTTTTTGAAGTAAATGAACAAATTGTTGATTTATCAAACCCACTCCTCAAAGACGAGGACAAAGAAGAAATTTCCCAAATTGTCAATGAAACATTAGAAACCGAAGGGAGAAGTTATAAGAATATCATTCGTTATATGGTTGAAGACGGATTATTCAAGTACCTTCCAAAGGGCGATGACTCATGGACATATTTTTTAAAACCATTTATGAAACTTACAAGAAAAGAAAAAAACAAAAAGTAAAAACTAAAAATTATGAAAGAACAGCAAGACATTACGAAACTGGAGTTTCTGATGACGGTGAACGACAACTTTATCGTTCAAAGATTTTTTAATGTGAAAGGTTACAACCCTTATTCAAAGAACTCAGTTGAGTTAATTGATTTGATGGAAGGGTTTGTAAATAAGTTAAAAAACAACTTCAAAATGAAGACTATGGTTTATATGACGGACAACTCATATGAAATCATGGAGAACCCTGAGGTGTTAAATACATCATTTACTGATGGTCCTGAGGTGTTTAACATCTATTTGAAAAACGGTAATAATGTTATGATGCATTGGACATTCGATGCTAAACTTTATCCACCAAAAGTTAGATACACAGTTGATGTTCGTCCTTTTTTAAAAGAAATTTTGAATTCATTGACTGATGTGTTCTCGACAAAAAAATTAACATACGGTTACATGGGTTACTCATTAGTTTAAAGATATTTAGTAAAAAAGAGGGATTATGGCGGACAAAAATTTTGAATACTTAGGAAATCAGTTTCAATTACAATTACTTAATCAACTTATTGTTGATAA